ATAATATTATCTCCTTAACATTAATTATCGTCCATTACAACAGCTGCTTGATCAATTCCTGACTTTGCAAGACTGACTCCAGCTCGTAATTTTGCTAAATCTTCGTTCTGATCTAGTTTATCTTCTGAAATTTCTTGCGCTTGCATTAATTTTGCTCTCGCAAGGTCTTCATCTACCTTATCAGCGTTCTTTTTACGTTCATTTTCCATCGCACGTAGGTCAACTTCACGTGATTTTAGTTTTAAAAGAGGGTCATTGTCAAATTGTGACGTAATTTCCTTCTCTTCCTTCATATATTCTTCTGTCATCTCTGCAATTAAGATAGCTTTTCTTGATTCAACCTGGTTTGTAAGTGCTTGAAGCTGTGCTTGTACCTGTGGATTCATGGCTGCTTGTTGTTGCATCATTATCATCTGTTGCATTTGCTCTCTAAACTCTAATTGTACCTGTTCTTGTGCCATTAAACTAATATGTTCTAAAATATTTTTTTGTATTGCTGCCATAACCGCAGGATTATTTCTAACAATGTTAGTTGACATAAAATTTAAGTGAGCTGTGATGTGTGCTCTATGATCTTGACCAGGAAACGCTTGAAAAGGTTTGCCGCCCAAAGCATTAATGTGTTCTAAACTTGGGTCCATTGGCATGGTTGGTGCTGGTGGCGGTAAAACTGCATCAACATCTTTCACACCTATTGCATTATACATATTTCTATAGATTTGATACATGTTATGTAGCTGTGGATTTGAAGTTGCAATTTGTAATTGTGTTTGTGCTAAAGTAATTCTCTGACTCATTGAAAAAATATTAGGATCAGCTACAGGAATTACATCAACTCTGTTATCAAAGTCAGCTTGTTTAATATTTCTTGCACCACCTACAACATCGTATGGATATTCTGGTGGTAAATATTGTGAAACAATTTTAGATAATAATCTAAATTCATTTTTCATCGCTGCATAACATCTCTTGTGTATTGCGCTCATGACTCTTGAACCACGTTCTAGTAATGCAACTGTTGTACCAACAGCCGCCGCTTGATTACCATCGCCCACTTGCATGTCAGCAATACTCGCGAATCTCTGACCAGCTTGTACTACAATACCAAGTAAGTTTAATAATGTCTGTGATGGTTCTTTGTATGGTAAAGGAAAGAATGCATCTCTCAAACTACCACCTGGTGCATCTACATCTTTAAATTCACCTGGTTGTATTGGAGCTGCTTCGTCTCTAACTCTTACACCTCTTTGTTTAAATCCTGCTGGCAAGTTTGATAGGGTACCTGCATCTAATAATTGACGGAGAGCCGCCGTTGCCGTACGACTCAATCCGCCAATCATATGAATGAGTCCAAAGCCATAAAATCCTAGTCCTGGCAGAAACTTGAAGTGGACAAAATATTGGATTTTATTTTTCTTTAGATCATCGGGCGCATAGTTTCGTCTAATAGACAAAACTTTCCTATTGCCTTCTTCTACAGTTACTATGTAGGGCAATTTTATTCCAGTTGGTTCACCTTCAGGTCCAACTTCTTCAAAACCTTCTAAGTCTAAATTTACATGACACTCTAACAAAGTATATACAGGTTCGTTCTTACCTGTTTTCTTTGTGCCATCTAACTCACGTTCTTTTTTTGCAAGTTCGTTGTTTGTGTCTGTGCCTGGTGGGCCTAACTCTACGTCTCTGTAAAAACCATTGACTTGTTGTTTTCGTAATTCGTTTTCAGAAATTTTTATCGTATGAATTACTGCCTCCGCATCGTCTAATGAGGTAGCCGTATACGGGACAATTAATTCATCCGCCGGTACAAACTTTGATACCGCTCTTCCCATAGGTACATCGTAATATACCTTTTTAAAAGTAGATCCTGCTAAAGGTAAATGAAATAACATTGAATCAAATTCTGATTCATACTCTTTCATTTGATCCATAACTAAATAGTTCATGAAATCTTTAACACGATTTGCCTGCTGTTCTGTTGCAGGGTTTTTAATACCAACAACCTGTGTTCTTACAGGTCCATCTGATGGTAATAATTCTTTGTAAGCTTGTGCTTGAAACTGTGTAACTGCTTCTGCAAGAACTGGGTGAGTTGCACCACTAGCTCCTTGAAATGGTTCTGTTCTGTTTTCGTATTTAAAACCTAAAAGATCTAAACCTGTAATGTACGCTTGCTCCCATTCTTTTCTGGAAGATTTGTAGTCCATGTAGTTTTGTGCCATCTCGTTGCCGATTGGCTCTAAAACATCATCAGGTAAAAGTTCTGCTAAGTTATCAAAGTGTGATTCTGTTCCAGGTACATTAATTGATCCTGGTTCGTAATCTAAAGTTACACCACCATCTTCTTCTGGGATAACTTCGATTGGTCCTTTTTCTTCTACGGGTTCCTGAACGGCAACTTCTTGTATTTCTTCTTCTGAAGGAATCTCAAGTTTGTTTCTAGTGTTCGGGAGTCCTTTGTCTATTTCTGCCATATATTACTCCTAGTAGTTTCTAACACGGTTTTTAAGGGATAGCAACCCTTGTGGATTTGGTCCTCTTACTGGTGCTGGACCCGATGATACACCAGCTAATTTAGCTATACCACCGCCTGCAAACAATTGATTTTCAAGTCTACGTTTAAGTATGCCTTCTTCATATTCTTTTTTTTCTAAAGCAGCTAATTGACTAGCCATGTTTATAGGAAGGGATGAATAAGCATCTCTTACATCTTTAATACCCATATCAATCTCCTGGCCCTTTTCCATAGATCCTGGTGTCTCAACTCCAGCGTATCCTCCAGCATAAGTATTAAATATATCAGGCACACCATAAACTTCAGCTTGTTCAAGTGTATATGGTAAACGGTTAAAAAGTATATTTGTATTACCTGCTGTAGCCTCACCTTTATTTTTAATATAATCTTCTAAATTATTTATTGGAGTAACTTTAAATGGATCTCCTCCTAATGATCTTAAATTTTCTTTTAATAAATCTTTATTGGAATCTTTAAAAAATTCACCACTTCCAAGGTAATCAGTTGTTTTATTTATTTTTTTGTCAAAGTCAGATGTAACTTTATCACGAATAAGTTTTTGTGCTGCAACTTTACCCTCTAAAAGTCCTTTTTCTCCTGGCTGATAAGTATAACCAAAACCCTGATAGTCTTTAACAATATCTGCCATATTTTTTTCAGCTTGTGCTAACTGATCTGTTATAACAAATTGTTGTTCATCTCCTGGGTTTAAATTTTTTAATTGATCTTCTGCCATCATTTTTGATTGATAGTTGTTTAAAAAATTAGTTATTGCATTTGTATGTCGTATATATTTTCTACCTTCTCCAGGTGGTAGTTTTTCAAGATCAACTTTACCTGCACCAAATAAACCAGCTGTGCTTGATCTTAATGCACCATCTATATCACCGGCAACTAAATCAGGTGCCATAAACATGTACTCTAAAGGTATAGCTACATCACCAAAAAACGCACCTCCAACAGCTCTTAACTTTCCAAATTTTTTAGGTATTTTTCCATCTTTAGAAACTTTAGCGGCTTCATTAATTTGTTTCTTCATATTAGTTTGTATTTCTTCCATTGAACAAGTTAGACCATCTACTGACCCTGCTAACTTTAAACCTTTTCTTTTACTATTACAAAACGCACTTAGTATGTTTGCTTTCTTTTCATTTATTGGTTTTGAATAAGTTGATTTTATATCTCCTGTTTTTGTAAAAATATTTGCTTCACTTCCAACAGTTCTAAAAACTTCATCATAAGAATTTCCTCTATCAATATATTCTTGAATATCAAATTCACCTTTTTTAAATTTTGTGTCTAATGCTTCAACACTAGAAGATACTGTAATTTGATTGGGACCATATCTAAAATTAACAATGTCTCCTGCAACAATACCATTTTTTTGTCCACCAGTTAAAGAATTCATTATTTTTTTTCTTTCTTCTATTAAATTTTTTAATTCTTTTCTTCTAACAGTTGTAGTGTTGGGATTATTATATTCTTCAAAATATTGTTTTACAGGTATGTCAAATAAATTTTTTTTAAACTGATTTAAATCACCTGATACAATACTATTGATTGCAAGTTGTCTTTCAGGATTTAAAAAATCAAAACTTCTAGCTAAAGCATGTTCTGCTTCACCAACAGCTGATTTTCTAATTATACCATTAGGTCCAAAAAATTGATCGGCTGCTTTATACAATCTTTCAGCTTTTGAAATTTCTCCCGCAGCAGCTAATTGATCTGCAGCATTAATTATTTTAGAATAGTTTCCTGCAAATTGTTTGCCATATGCTGTTTTTAACCAACCTGCTCTATCTCCTTTGACAATACCTGTAATACCTTTTTCAGTAGTAGCTCCACTTACATAAACACCGTTTCTTTTTAATTGAGTCAGTTCATTTACTCTTAATTCAAAATTTCCATTAGGAAATTGTTTTTTAAATAATGCTTTTACTTGTTCTGCATTTCTATTAACAAATTTAGTATTTTGATTATCTAACCATTTTATTTCTTTAATTTTATCTTTACCTCTTAATTGAGCACCAGATGCAGTCCATTTTCCAATTGTTTTATTATAGTCAATACCTCTTGCTTTTAATTCTTTTTTTAATTGTGCTCTGTCCACACC